AGTTGCCTCTACTATTGCATCATAGATGTCAGTATCTTTACTCTGAGGGTCAAACAACATAAGGAGAATGTCATTAACAACATCATCGTCTTCTTGGGCATACTTGTCACTTGTTAAGGCATAGATCAAAGCATCATGCTGTTCATTGCTAATTTTGTCATTATCAAGCAGGTCCTGTATATCTTGAAGTACCAGAGGGTCGTCTTTATCCATATCAGCTAGATTGAATAATGTTTCTGAGAAGTTATCATTGTGTTCAATCTCTAATGCCTCTAGTTCTTTTTTCAGGGCGTAGTCATCATGCTTATTAACAGTATCTTTATATTCAAGAAGTTCCTTCCATACATTGTCTCTCTCTGTATCTGTTATCTTAAAACCCTCTGGAAACATTGCAGCGATGTAGGGATTGTTTTTGATAAACTTATTGGGGTTTTCGTAAAACTTTTCGATGCTATCCCAACCCTCGTTATTTTCCATATCAATAGCAAGTTGAGCAGTTATAACACCACTAAGGAAACGAGTCTTCAATTCCGTTTCAAGTGCTATAGCTTCATCAGCAGTTAAATCATGCTCTAAAATTAATTGATCAATTTTTGTCTCTAATACTTCATATTGGTTTTCTACCAACTCTAGTTGATCTTCAAATTCTTGGGGATTGGTTTCTAAATCTAAACTAGCCAGATTTGCCTTTCTAATCCAGTCCTCAGCTTGGTACACAGCATCTGCAATAACCTCGTGTATATTATTAAGTGCCTCAGTTTTCTGTACTTCCCTTTCTTGTGTTATGGTGTTCTGGTATGGAGTCTCAGCATACTGGTTCTTTTTGTTATTAACCATTGTCGTGAAGAGTTGTCGCATCCCTTCCGTTTCATCAAGAGTTTCATTCGCAAACCAAACCTCTGCTGCTGCGTTGGCAGCGTTCATATAACCCTCATGATCATTAATATGAACAAGACTTAATTCTCTAAAGGTTTTAAGAACTTCAGCCTCCATACTATTGACATAGGCTGTTGAAGCTCGTTCATTTCTTACTCTTTCATCCTCTATTCTTTGTCTTTCGTCATTTTCTTTTTGTCTTTGTTGTGAGGCAGCGTATTTCTCAGCAGCCAATAAGCGAGCAGCCTCTGCATCATTTTGTGACTTCTCGTATTTACTAGCAGTTAGCTCTAGTGCTGTCTGATATTTAGTATTAGCTGCTTGGGCAGCCTGAGCTGATTGGACCTGTGATAGTTGAGTATTTGCAAAACCACTAAGTTTAGCTGAAAAATCATCCATTGTAGTGGCCAATGTTTCCCATACTTTTGCTGATGACATATCAGCACTCTGGACTTGTCTAAGGGTGGTGCGCTTGTATTCTGGTAATGCCATTTAGTCTTCACTCAGCGTATTAGCTAGCTTGCTTATAGAACTATAAGTATTAAGTTTGCCTGTGAGTAGAGAGTGTTTTGATTTAATACGACCCATGCGAATTGCTGCATCGGCTGAATTATTTAGAGTGCGTATTTGCCACCTTGTATTAATCAAGTCAGCTCCTTGGTCTAGCTCGAACATTTGATAAGACCTACTAGCGATTGTCGTGGGCGAACCTGAACCTGAATCAATACCAGATCCAGCCCAGTGCGCTCTTTGGGCAGCTCTAACCTTTCTTAGATTGATCAGCCTTTCCAACTCTCTGTCTTTGGCAGCACTCTCAGCACTCTCGGCTTGCTCTTTATAAGCCCTTGCTTGATCTTCCCCTGCTTGTGCATGAGACCTAGCAGCAGTTGCCGAGGCTTTCCTGCCTGCACTTATTGCTGCTATTGATGCAGCTACTCCAATTGCTTGCATTATCCTGTCACCTGTAATTCAAGCGTTAAGCCTAACAATGTCAAAGGCAATGGGTCAGTCTGTGTTACTGTTATCTGAGCTGTTCTTGAATATCCCAATATCGGAATAGTCTTGATACCTGTAAATTCATCTGGAGCTTTACCCAATATACCTACTCCAAAACCTCTCACTGGTAAAGGCTTACCATTAACTTTAACTCCACTAGATTCATGAAGTTGAGCTGATACTCTTGAAATACGCCTTTTCTTAACGCTGATTGGACCACTATCCAAAGTGATGTTGGAAGGCATTGTCTTAATTTCAGTATTATAGTTAAGGCCTACTTCAATATCTTCTGCTGTTCTTGTTAATGTGATCGAACCACCTGAAGGGGTAGCATTATCCATCACTGATGAGTCAGCACGAACACGACATTCTTCACCATTCAAATGTGCTAATCCAGCTACCGATGCCGAAGCTGGTGAGTTTGTCACTTGCTTAGAAGCATCCGTGTAATAATCATTATCTATCGCCTCAATGTGATAAACAACAGATGAGTTGATAGTTCTCTTAACATAGAGATAAATAACATCTTCAACAACAGCCACATCAAGAATATCTCCCTCTGTTGTATATTTAGTCCAAGCTGTTACCTTCTCCACACGATTAGTGATGAAAACCCCCATTGTTCCATCACCATTGACAACAAATAGGTAGTTACCTTCATTCTCAATATCACCCGTCTGACTTGCCATTGACACTGGAGAGTTAATAATATGGGGAGCAAGTAGATTCACTTCAGAGGAAATATAAGAGTCTTCAGTATAGGTAAAGATGAACTCTCGTACTTGTTTGCCATTCCTCTGGATAAACATTGTTGCGCCATCTACACCGATTGGTTTGACTTTCTGCATTGAACCAAATCTGGTTTGTCTCAAGACACTTACACTTGCTGGTTTGATTGGTCTTTCAGGAATATGGAACTCACCACCAGAAGTAAATATTTGTAAGTGTCTACCTGAGACAAGATGATATATGGCATTAACCTGATCGGTGTCAAGCGTGATGTCAATAGATTCATCATCACCTCCCACACCCCTATCGAAATTATAAAAGTCTCCAATTACACTACCCCATAATGTCTGTGGTCTGGATGTTGCATTACCAAACCATAGTCTTGATTCATGGAAGGTCACTGCAATCGGATAGCCATGAGTGGCACTCCATACAGGCTCTTCCAGACTACAATCAACACCATCCAAAGTATTGTTGTTGATAAACTCCTGTAATAAAGTTCCAGTGAGTGTAGTTGAAGTTTGCGATACAATTCTAATGACTCCACCATTACCCTCAAACATACCACCAACATGATCAGATGTTATTTTTCCAGAGGCATTACAAGTAACAGTAACTGAAGAACCAATCGAATCGTAGCCCGTACCTATAGCAAATGTATTGCTGTCGTAGTTCTGGTCAAAGTCATAGGTTGGATAATACGAGAATGATATAGTTGATAGTGTCCAAGCTGTATGTGAGCCAGAGCGAACTATCTTTCTGGGAGCATGGCTATTGTGACAGATAATCAATGTATCAGCACTCTGGGTAAAACTCATCTCCTTAACTTCTGTAGCGTTCCAAGGGGTTGTGATGTAGTCATTGCCAGAACTATTTAAATTGGTCTGTTTAACTCCATCCTTGTAGACGTACATCTTTACATTGGCAAAAACCAATAGATAGGTTTGGGTGACGTTGAACTCAAAAGTCACTAGACGAACATCGGTGTCGGTTAAAGTGTCGATGTATTTCATTCCACCTCTTCTTTTAACGCCACCCTGACCTAAACAAGTTACATTGGTTAAAGTTTGTGCACCCTTGTAGTAGCCATCATAGTCATGACGAGCTGCTAATCTAGGGTCTAACTCCCCAGCAGTAAACTGTGTTTGTGATACAGATGCTTTAGCCATTAAGCCCTGCCACCAATAAGTGGAGACTCTTCGTTTGGAACGATAGAAGGTGTTGCTGAAGAATCAATCTGTTTAGCTTTGGTCAACATCTTCTCTGCGAGTTCTGCATAATATTCTCCTTTGGTTGCGCTCTCCGTTATAGGTATAGCGAACACTGAAGCCAACTTATATTCAAGAACCTCTGCAAAGTAGGCAGGTAGTAAGGACTCGTCAGGTTTGAATGTGTAATCCAGAACGATTGATGTTTGGTTTGAATATAACTTAGAACCATAAATCTGATAGTTCATGATGTCCGAGTCCACATGCTGTGCTACCAGAAAATCAGCAGGTAGCTGAAAAGCATAATCCCATTGGTTTACTGGGGTTGCTGTCAATCTTGACAAGGTTGCTTTAGATGATGCAAACCTCCAAGGGTGGACAGTCAGTAGAGCCTCAAATGTTGGCTCATACAAATTAGCAGCCACTAGAGCTGCTGTAGAATCATCGGTAAATGACGATATGGTTTCTTCACCAATCAAGAGCAACGCATTGGATGCCAAGTCGATTGATGTGTAATTCTTTACTGATGACATAGGTAAGGGAAAAGCCCCCGAAGGGGCTTAACTTTTTACTTAGTCAGCATCTGCAACTGAGATTGCTGTACCATCAGATACATCAACCACACTACTTGCATTAGACAAAACAACCACCAACGAACCTGTTGGAGTTGCGGTGTCATAAGCATAGATCAAATCGCCAACATTTAACTCCTTAGAGGCACTATTAAAGTAGCCAGAAGTGTTAAGTGTTGCGATAGCATCAGCAGACTTATAGGTCCAAATCTTTGGTGCATCAGCAGCTCCAGATGAGGACAGGTTTAGATTTGCTCTAGCAAAAGCCATGTTAGTCTCCTATATTATTCAGTGATTTCAACTTTTACAACACCAGCAGTGTCAATAGTGACCGCACCAGCTTTGTATTTGCCTAAAGAAAGCCATGAAGTTTTCTCTGGAATGTAGTTAACTTCCGTAGAAATATCAAGACCGATAGCAGCACCAACTGCTGACTTATGGAAAGCATAGCAATCACGAGTTGTGCTTGTTTTTGACAGCCCACCTTCAGCACGAGTTTCAAGCATGATGACATTAAAACCCATAAAGCTATTGATTTCACCAGCCACCAACGCTCTAACAGTGTTATAGTCTGAGGAAGTAATAGTTGTATCACTTAACAGGTCGGTAATACCTTCTGCTGAACTTAACAGGATGCGATCACCTGATGGCACCCCATTATCATTCAGCTCCTCAGCTGCGCTAATCAGTTTTGCTAAAGTTAAACCAGTAGAACCATGAGAGATAGTTGAACCAGCTGATAGAGCATCAATAATTAATTGGTCTGCTCTACGACCCATCGCACCAGCGATAGTCTCTGCGAGTTCTCTGCGCTCATCGAAGTTAACCTCTGCTGCATCGAATATATCTGTATATTCACCAGCCACCCAGTTCTCTAAGGTAACTGCAACTTTAGCATGAGATATATCCATTGGAGTAACATCCGATTGACTAGCCTTCTGATTAGCCAACCCTTTGCCCATAGTGCGGAAATTGTAAGTATCACCTACAACGCCAGTTCTTAATCGAACTGCACCACGGAGTTTTCCAGCTGTCTGGAAAGCGTGCTTTACTTCAGCATCGAACTGAGCTGACGCAGCACTAGATAGATTGATAGACATTCTGTCTTCTCCTAAATTAAATTAAATTGTTTTTTCAATTCAGGTTTCCGTATTCTGGGCTGAATCTAGCATGTTTACAAGTTGCCATCTTTTAGAATACGGGTCTTTAAGACAAGAGTGTCCGTGTAATGTATTTTACCACATGATACCATTTTAATTTGTATCAATTTTTTGTATTATTTATAAATATTAATTCCTAACTTCGGCAGAGGGATGTGCTCCAAAGAACTCCTTAAACTTATTATCAACTTCCTTTCTAAAAGAAGGTGAAGTGCTGTATCTTTCATCTGCCACCATCTCGTAGAGTTTCTCTTGGGTCATTGAGCTGACTGATTTAGCATTATCGGAGGTTGATATTTGAAAATCTCTCATCATCCCTCTCATTTTTTCAAGGACTCCAAAACCAGAAGCTGAAGTTGCTAATCCTTCTAACACTTCAAACTCGTCAGGGTTGAATACTGTTTTAGCCCATACAGTAAAATCGTTGATCCTTCTGCTGGCATCCTTACCCATTCTCTTCATCTCTTCCTCGATTGAGGGTTGGGCTTCAAATATACCATTCACATATATACTCATAAGTTTGGTATGAGCCTCCTGAGACAGCCCAGCCTCTTTCGCCCAATCATTGAAATTGACCAACATAGGGTCTTCACTGTCCAACTCAATATCCACTCCTTCAGGTAGTTCTACCTCATAACCATCTTTAGGTGCGCCAGTAAATGCTCCTAGTTTAGATTCAAGTCCAGCATAAGCTTTAGCTTGTTCTGCAACAGATTTGTATTTATCCGATTTAAACCACTCAGGTACGTCTCCCTCTCCTTTCACTTCCTCATTCAAGAACCATCCATCTGTGGGCGTTTCTGTTGCTTCTATAGCCTCTTCTGTAGTAGTTTCGGCTACCTCTTCATTAAGTAAAGTCTCTTCACTCATTATCGTCTCCAGTTATGTAATCGCCACGCTCTTGTCGCTTGATGGCATTGAAAATAGTTCGTATCACACTATTCTGTCCTTCCCTATAATATCCTTGAGCATCTCCCTCACTAGGAATACAAACAGGTGCTTTGATGTAACGATCCTCCCAATGCTTTAGAATCTGTTTTCCATCCATAGTCCTAAACAAACGGGCTATCATTGCATCAAAGTCTTTTTGTTTAGCCACCCATCTGCTCCATTGCTTGTTGGGCTAACTCAGGGTTCTGAGCTGCTGCTTCAGCTGCCTGTGCCATTTGAGCCTCTTCTTGCATCTGCTGCTTTATCGCATCCCTCTCTTCTTTATCTCTAACCAGCTCAGGGTCAATCCCAAGTAGTTTAGCGATATGCTCTGGGAAAGCCTCAAGATCAAGACCAACTCTTACAGCATCTTCACCAACCATCATTGCAAACTGTACGAACTGTGCCAACTTGTTGACCTCATCCATATCTTGTTGTTGTGCTAGTGGTGATATAACTTTAATCTCTACCTCTTGATTACCGACCTTGATCGGAGCAACCTTCTGGTTTCGAGTAAGAATATCAATAGACCTCTTGACAAGTTTGTTAATGAACTCAATCTGTAATCTTCCGAATGAAGAACCAATATCACTCATCAACTCCTGTTGTCTAATTGAAATCTCAGTAGCACTCTTGGTTGGTCCACTGACTGGGCCTAACTGATCATGGAACAAAGCCTTCTTGATGTTGTCTCTTAAATCTTCAAGGATTAATTCACTAACATTAAAGTTGCCACCAGATAGTAGAGGTGATAAAGAACCCTCAGCTGCAACAGGAATCACAGCACCAGACTTAATTGATACAGTCCAAGGATTGAGAACACCATCATCGACAGCCTTATAGACACCGACAATCTCTTTCTCAGCGTTTTTGAGTACGAACTTCACCACTTGGTTAGCAGTCTTAATGTCTGGTAGTGCGGTCATGATAGGGCCACGACCATATCTCTCCCCTGCTACCTTAGCCCATCTGAATACTATCCAAGGTGAAACATCAAAGTAATCTTCAAAGATGACATGTTTAGTTGCCTCCTCGATAATCACATACTCATAAACCTTCTTCTCTGGATTGTAAACAGTTGCCTCAATGATTGATACCAACTGGTCAGGCTTTTCTTTCATCATATCTTGAACGCTTGGAGAACACTTGCCCTTCTTCCAGACTTGCTTGATGTTTCTTGCTGGGTGCTCATGTAGTCTAAAGACAGTTTCAATCGTTCCATGAGGACCATCTTCAACAAGCACCTCTTTAAGTGGCACAGCAGTAAACTTCAAAAGATCATCACCCTCGCCTTCATCAAGTAGCAATGCACCGGTGCCAACAGCCAAATCCAAGAAAGACTCATGGACCTCGGTAGCCAGATTGGATTGATTGATATAACTGAATAGTGTATCAGTCACCTCTTCCAGCTGCTTGTCAATCTTGTTGGCAAACTGTTTCGGTATAGCTGTACCTGCTGAGAGCTTCGCCCACTTCTTGAATGGAGGAACTAATGTCGATTGCAGCCTTGAAGCAAACCTCTGGGTAGCAATCAGTGCTGTCGAATCAAATATCTTAGAGTTCTTCTTAGCTCCTTCAATGTGTTGATCGAATACTTCCCTTTGAGGTAAGGCGTACTCGTAACACTCTTTCCAGTGCTGTTCCCAAGATGCTCGATGTCGTTTAGCTGTCTCATAACGCTTAATGAGCGCAGCAACAGCATCTGTACTTTTCTTATATTTTGGCATAATATTATCCTAGCGTGTTTGATACTCCCTGTTCATCGTCATAAATCAACAATGAACGCCCTTTTTTGCGCTTCTTCTTACGAGATGCGTATTGTTCTGCTCTTAAAGCTCTATCTCTGCCAGCATCAGCATCTTTTTCAGCTTGACTTCTTTCTGCTGCTGGTGGTGGTGCTATCTGTTGCACCTTCTTGGTCATTATTTTCTTTAAAGCTGACATTTTTTCTCCTTTTTATATAGTTATATAATTGCTTGGGTGTTACTATCCAAGGCTTTCTTATCCCTAGTAAATGTTTGATTACTGTAACGCAAGTCATCCACCCCCTAAAAATATATTTGTTATGCTCTACTCTTTTCATCTGGGTTATTAAATATCCAGCATCTTCCATAATCTGTGGAACATCATCATCCTCACCATAAGGCAAGATCTCCACTTCCAAAGCACAACCTAAACTTTCTATCACTATCCAATTAAATCCATCCCATTTAAAGGCAAAGCAATGTCTGAACTTCTTTGTAGTGAACACATCCCAGAAATGCAGACCTTCTCTTTCGCTGAACCCAATGTAATAATTATCCTTATTCATGCAACCAGCCAATCAATGTTCGCTTGTGGCTGTCCTGCTCTTTGTTGTTTACTTCTATCTCTGAAAGCTATAGAGAAATACCTAAAGGCATCAGCATAATGGGATGACCAATCATGAAGTGGATGTGGTTTATACACTCCCTTCTTTTCATCAAACTCTTTTCTATATCGTCTGAGTGCTTGAAGTCCTGTCTTACAGTTCTTCTTATTGAAATAGCATTTAGGCAGTATCGCTCTTGCAGCATGGATGCCATCTTCGATACTCAGTTTAGGTACAACCCTGAAGTTTATCCCTAGCTTTCTTGCTGTCTCCAATCTTGACTTACCACTACCAAGCTCCCTGACTTGTATATCATGAGGTGCATAGTGTTGGCCCAAGACAGCCTGATGTTTGGTTCTCCAATCATGAAGCCAATTAATATAGAACTGTAACCCCTCTCCTTGGTTTTCATAACAGTCTACAACTCTGATCTCTCTACCAACCTGCTGCACTAACCATAGGCACATACTGTCAGAAATCCCAAGATCCCAGTAAGTATCAACAGGAATATTAGGCTCTACAGCAAAGTCCATAATCTGGTCATTCTGAATGAACTTGGCAAAGTATGCCCCATCTCTATTGGATAACACCTCACCCTCCCAAACATGATTGTATAGGTCGATGTTCTTATCTTTAAGTAGTAGTCTTTCCTTCTCAAGCTCAGGTGGAAAAAACGGGTTATTATTAAAATTTACCTTACAAGAATATATATGTGATTCAGGTGGTGGATTCTCTACAAAGCGTTGGTATGTGTCATCCATTTCGTCATTAGGGTTAAAGCTAACCCATATTTCAGAGCCTTTCTTTCTTACAGTAGGTATAAGGGTTTCCCAACTAGAATAGGTTACTGATTCAGCTTCCTCAACCCAAGCAATATCAATACCCTCCATACTCTTAATCTTAGTAATGTTGGACCTCATGCCCTCAAAGATAAAGCGTGATCCATTTGTTCCTACTATCTGAGTCTTTTGTACATCAAAATAATCTCTAAGCCCCATCCTTTCGATTGTGTCACCTAAGAGCTGTAAGACTGAATCAGATATAGAACGCTGTATTTCTCTAGCACAAAGGATTCTCGTTGGCTTTTCAAAGGCTTTAAGAATAAGAAGCTGTGCTATAGACCAAGACTTGCCTGACCCTCTACCACCATAAACCACTTTCATCCTCTTTGGTTTAAGAAACGGAGTGAATTGCTCAGTTAATTTCAAATCAATGTTCAACTCTTTGCTCCTCTTCATCAATTGATTCAACCACACTATCAACCACAGTAATAACCACGTTATTCTCTTGCTGGCCTGTTGAATGTAGGTTCACATCTTTAATGTCAGCGTAACCACGATCCTTTAATACCATTGGAGCAAATTTGTTTAATACTATTGGGTTACGATCTTCAAACACTTGCTTATTAATCTCATCTTCCCATCTATCTTTAAGTGCCTCTTTAGCCTGTTCTACTGCCTGTTTGAATGTGTCAAGTTCTTTTGACCACATATAGAATGTTTGCCTAGATATGTCAATCGCCTTACAGGCTTTGCTTACATTACAATAGCTATTCACATAAGCATTGATAAATTTCACCTGTTTATTGCTTAAACCATCGCCAATTATGATGGGTAACTCTTTATCCATTTTAGAAATTCATGTGGTACAAATAAGGAATATATCCCACTATCAATCCAACTAAAATTCCATCCCAGAACTTAGTTCTCTTGCCTTTATAGTATTCCACTGGTGGTGCATTATCTTCAATACCCGCACCTCTTTTAGATACCCATTTTGCTTTTGTCTTTTCTCTTAATATATTTTTCATATTAATGTTTCGTTTGTTTTTTGTCGCTATCTAAATCCATCTTAATTTCAAGACCCTCTTGGTAAATTGCATCTAATGTATCGCTAACCTCTTCGTGAGCCTCTTCCACAGATATTTCTTTTCCTTTAGCAATTACTAAAAGAGCTGCAATATATCTTTCTGGTAGATCATCATCAGGGCCTTCATCTAATCTAAATGTCATCCTTATCCTTTTTTGAGGCTTGCCACTCCTGAAAACCAACCAAGTTCAATTCTCTTATGATTTGCTCGAACTGCCCTTTAGTCAACTCATCCTGAGCAATGTGATGCCCTGCCTCAGCTATTCCCTTAATGATTCTTATCTTCTCGTGCAATTTTTGCAGCACAGTTATCATTCAATCACCCCCATGCTTTGCCAGTACAAATCCTCTGGCCTAGGTAATTGCATGCTCAATGTATCTGCTGCGAATATATCCACTTGCTCCAAGAATCTTGTCATTTCTACAATGCTGAGATTTTTAGCTCTCTTGTGTTTCTTTACATCTGCACCATCTAATTTAGAAGGGAAGCTGCTTTCTCCTAATATTGCTTGTTGTAATATCTCCGACATCTCATCCTTGGTGTGTCCAACCTCATCTCCAATCAAAGTCATCCACATCCAGAATAATTTGTTTTGTCGCTGAGTCCTTGTAAGACTATTCTCTTTTATTTCCAGAACAGCCTTATCGTTTTTACTTGTGTTGAAATGAGATACCATCATATTCTTAGCCATCCTCATGGCTGTCTCTGGATTACCTCTATCAACAAATAATTTCATTAATTAAGACCAAAGAGGTTCGCCAACAAAGCTAAAACCACAAAACCAATTACAATCGCCCACTTCTTG